CCCTAATGATACTAGGGGGAAAACCCTAATGATACTAGGGAAAACCCTAATAGACAACTAATTTGACAAATAGTTCTCATTGTGTTACGCGGGTGCGACTGGAATACGAAAGAGAGACAAAAGGCACCTTAGGGTTTATCCTAGTATCACCTAGGGTTTGTCCCTATAGACAGTCATTTGCCTATTCTTTAATATTCGCATTGTTCAGTGAGGCAAGACAAACAAATAAGTCTCACTAATGGTTATCTTAAGGAGTCTATACCATGACACTCGCAGTAAAGTTTTATTATGAAGAATATACTAATATGTCGTATACCAGTAAGGTTAAGTTATTCATGGGTGTTGTCAGCGTAGAATTCAAGAACAATAAAGGTGAGGTCGTAACGTTTACTTGTAAGGCACCCTAAGTAAAACCTATTTGATTACCTATAGACTATTGTCCTATAAATTAAATTTAATTTAATTAACTTAAGGCTATCATCATGAAATCTATTGATTTTACTGATTATCCTAACGAAAGGTGCTTTATAAACAGATCAGAGGATACTATACTATATTTAAAGTACTCTACGGACTTTGTAGCGGTAGCCCTTGTAGATAATGAGGGTGCCTATAGAATTGAAATTCTTGACGGTGCCTCTGATACCCCCACTTTGAAACACTTCATAGAATTCCTTAAGTCCCGCCTGAGAAATACATTAAATAATCTCTTTATTAGGGGAATATCATGAAAGTATTTAATCTTTTGGGTCATAAGAATCAGTTCATCACCTACCATGCTGACGCAGTATATTTTCAATCTTATGATACCCTTATGGCTACGCTTACGCAGTCTTTTGAGGGTAGCTATGGTGAAACTCTTGAGATGAATAGTCATTATTGGTCGGCTACCACTGGGAAGCATATGAAAGCTTTCTTAGAGGAAACTCGTATGCTAGATACTGTGTTGGATTTAATCTATAAATATAAACTCTTTAGAAACATTAAAGACTTTATGGAAAGGGCTAACATCGTGAAGAAACTAAACGGGATTATTACTGTAGACTACACTAATGAAAAAGGGGAATTCATTGTGTATACTTGTTTGTGAGTCCTAGAGTAAATATACATGATCCCTTGAGATATCAGGGGATCCCAATATATTCACTTAATAACCTAAAGGGGGCATTATGAAATATCATCTTAATACCTTTATGGATGAATCTGAGGCTACTAAGTATCCTAACAGTGTATCAGTCTTATACTGTGTTAATGGGGCTTTGATTATTGGATATACTCACAGAAACACAATCCCATTAAAGTTACTCAAGAAACATATTAAGACTGCTAAAATGTTACTTGGTGACAATATCGAGGCTATCATTAAGGTTAACCATTAAACCACTAATATTTAATAGGGGAATATTATGTTGAAACTCAACGAAGATAACGAACGGGGTATTACTAAGGAAGAATTGGATTCCTTTAAGTCATGGGACGTCCAGTATATCCCTGAATGGGCGCTTTATTATATTACTGGGTATTTAGATTATAACCATACAACGGAATTAACCCCCGAAGATATTAAACAGATCATTAAATATGAAATTAAAATGGTTAAAAATGGTTTTGAACCTAGTGATTTTAACTTTATTAGGTGGGATGATGATATGCAGGGTGATGGGGAATATGAGTATGAAATTGACCCTGATCCAGTCCCCTCATTCTGTTGGGAACCTTCTTTCGGTGACCCTTGTAATGTCTATCCAGTGATCTACATAAAGAAATAAAATAGGGGCTACAAGGCTATGCAGGGGGTTACCTAATGGGTACACTAGGCTAACCCTCCCAACGTTCAATATAGAGGCTTTTAGAGGCATTTACGGGGCTATTTTATGGATACTTTAGAGACAGTGATGTCTATCCCTGAGAAATACATACATTTATTATGCTATGATGACCCATCAGGGTTAACTGACAGTGAAATCTATAGGTTTTATCACTGGATGAATACAAACAGACTACAATTTAATTATATTATCTCAGATTATCCCTACTATACTGAATATGCTGATATAGATAATAAACCTAGTGAAGCATATGATGTATCTTTTATTATCCAACAACAATAACAATAAGGAGTTTTAATATGATTATTGAACAAGATAAGCACTATTCTAAAGCTGTAATTGAACCTATTGAATATATGTGTCTTAGTTTTACCCGTGAGGAGTTTAAAGGATTCCTAAAAGGTAATATCCTTAAATATTCTCTTAGGGCGCCTTATAAGGGACAAGAAGAAGAAGACAGAAGAAAAGCAAAATGGTATCTAGATCTCTTATATATTCTTGATAGATATCCTCTCAGGACTCTTGATGGTTGTCTAGATATCTTTAAGGCAGACAAGAACTTAGACTAGGGATATTAGGGTTTTACCCTATTAGGTTACACATTTCGGAGAAGACAAAAGGTAGCACCTAGAGGCTACCTAAAGATACCTTAAAGGGGCTATAGGGTATCTTTAAGTAATCTTTAGGGGATATACTTAAGATAATAATCTTTATAGTATATCTTATTTAATATATCTTATAAGGATAAATTCAAGATGGAACAGTTTAAAAAATCCTTAGATGACCTTTATGATTACTATGGGAATAAATCCATAGTTGATCGAGAGATTGAACTAGAGTTAGAATCTAAGACTATTGCATTTAATAGATTTATGTCTAACCTTAATAAGGCTAAGGCTGAGGGAAATATTATGGGGGCTGGTTATCGGCTTATGAGTGAAGCCATGTCCCCTATGGTTAAAAAGGTACATGAGTTTAGAGCAGAGGCTACCTCAGGGAAAACCGGTAGGAAAAACTCTACTGTTGTCTTTATGGAGGGGTTATCTGATGAGGAGTTGTCTTTAATTACTCTTAGGGCTATTTTGGCTGCATCTTTTAAGAATATGACGGGGTTAACTCTTGTCAGTATCTCTAAAGGTATAGGCAAAAAGGTAAGAGAAGAAATTCGTGTAAAGAAAATATTAGATGTTGCCCCTAAATATACTCAGGTATCCGCTGATAAACGTATAGGGGAAACATATAAGAAAGCATTTTATAGTGCAGTAGCAAATAATCTTATTGAAGATAATCTTTTAGCCCCTGAGGAAAAACTACAGGATTCTGATTTAGTCCGTCTAGGATTAAAACTTGTTGAGTTATTTATTGAGGCTACTGGATTAGCTAGATTAGTAAAGGTATCCAATAAGAAAGGGTTTACATATATGTTACATGTAGATTCTTATATTATGGAGTATCTTGAAAAGGCAGATGAGGAAATAGCTTCTTTCATGTACTTTAAAAGACCTATGTTAATTAAACCCCTTGACTGGACTTCTCCGGTAGATGGGGGGTATCTTTTAAAGTTACAAAAGGATGACTCATTCATTAAGGTTAATAAGCATTCATTAGATTTCTACATGGATGTTGATATGCCTTGTGTCTACAATGCAGTTAATGCCATTCAGTCTACAGCATGGAGGATCAATAAGAGAGTCTATAGAGTGGCCGAGGAGATCTCAGGATGGACTAACACGCCTGATGGTCTTGATCTGCCTACTAAGGAAGCACCTGAGAAGCCCATTAGGCCTATTGATGCTGATACTAATCCTGAAGTCCAAAAGAAGTGGCGAAAGGACATGATGCGATACTACCAACTGGATAATACTCGTAAAGGTAAAAGACTTCTTGTAGACATGGTATTAGAACAAGCCAAGACATACCTCCAAGAAGATCATATTTACTTTCCTCATAGTATTGACTTTAGGGGTCGTGTCTATCCTATGACTCTTTTGAGTCCACAAGGTAATGACTTCACTAAGGGACTCTTAGAGTTTGCTGAAGGGGTTGAACTTGGTGAGGATGGCGCCAAATGGTTAGCCTTCCATGGTGCTAACTGTTGGGGTCTTGATAAGAAACCATTAGAGGAGCGCTTGTGTTGGGTCTATGAAAATCCCGAGTTAATCTCTAGAATTGCTGATGATCCCTTGAGTAATCTCGACTGGACTACTGCTGATGAGCCTTGGGAGTTCTTGAGTTTCTGTTTTGAATGGGCTGAATATCTTAAGCAAGGTACTACATATAAGTCCCATATTGCTGTAGCCTTCGATGGCTCATGCTCAGGGCTTCAGCATTACTCAGCTATGCTCAGGGATGAGGTAGGTGCTACAGCTGTAAACCTTGTGCCTGATACTAAGGTACACGACATCTATGGCATTGTCGCTGAGAAAGTCAAGGAGATCCTTAAGGAGGATGCTAAAAGTGGTACAGATGATGCCTATGTGGTAGACCCTAAGAGTAAGGTAGAGTATCTTAAGAAGGGTACACAGTCTTTAGCCACCGAATGGTTGAAACATGGTGTTACCCGAAAGGTAACTAAGCGTTCTGTCATGACTCTCTGCTACGGATCTAAACAATATGGATTCTCTGAGCAGGTCTATGAGGATACTATCATGCCTGCTGTATTGGATAACCCCTTGGCATTCTCTAAGCCTAAACAAGCGGCATCCTATATGGCTAAACTCATTTGGGATTCTGTTCAGAAGGTTGTTGTTAAGGCTGTAGAGGCTATGACATGGCTTCAGGATGCATCAGGGTTGTTGGCGTCTCAGACTGATACTATGGGTAATGCTCTGCCTACCTATTGGGTTACCCCTGCTGGATTCCCTGTAAAGCAAGAGTACCACAAGACAGAGATGAAGCGAGTTAAGTTAGCCATGGGGACTTCTGTTATGTTTAACTGTGAGGATACCACGGGAGATACTAGAGAGAAGACTACTAAAATCTTTGCTCCCCTCATTGGGAAAGATGTGCCGGGTACGATAGACAAGAGAAAACAGCGACAGGGTATTGCACCTAACTTTGTGCACTCTATGGATGCCTCTCATTTGATGCTTACAGTGAATGCTTGTGTGTCCAAGGGCATTCATTCGTTTGCTATGATTCATGACTCATATGGTACCCATGCGGGGAATGCTGGGACGCTCTTTAAGACTGTCCGTGAGGTCTTTGTGGATACCTACAAAAACCATGATGTTCTTCAGGATATTCATGATCATGTACTCAATATGTTACCTGATGAGTCAGCTAAGGAGTTACCTGAGGTACCCTCTAAGGGCACCTTAGATCTTGATCTTGTTAAGGAGTCTGCATATGCTTTCGCATGACGCTAGTTGTGCCTAGCCTAGGGGTTTTAGTTAGGTTACACATTTCGGAGAGAAGACACCTTGAGGTTCTTTTCCTATTCAGTGTCTCAGGGTTGTCTTCTCTATCTTTTATCTAGGAGTTAAATTATGAGTGTTTTTACTGAGCGTGACTTTGATATGCTTGCCCAAGGTTATCTGCTTAAAGATATTCTCAAGGATCATGTAGAGAACTATGACGAAGTCTACAAGTTCTACTTGGCTTTCTACAAAGATCGGAGTGATTCTGTGGATAACCGCAGGACGTTCCTTAAGGAGATCAACCGGGTGCATGATTCCTATGCTATCAACCCGAATGAATTTTGGTTGTTTGCGGGGGACAATGTACGCATTAAGATTTTTATCAAGAAGTCCATTTTTAATCTTCCTAAGGAGGCATTGATAAAGGACACTTCACCTATGGTGCCCCCTGATAAAGGACACTACACCTACGGAAGATATTACAATTGGTTATATTTGGAATTTACTGCAAAAATATCCCAAAAATATCCCTGGCTCTGACCTCTCGCTTTCCTTCCCTAAAAAGTATCTCATTGGAGAATATTATGGCCAATAAACTTAGTGATGCCATTCCTCGTTCTTATGCAACCTATACGGAGGCCCTTGCTACAGTCTTTAGTAACGCCGATGATGTATCAGACTTCTTTGCAGGGTGCAGAGATTATCCTACTTTTACCTCCTTTCTGAACCGACTGGATCGTGAATACGAACTTCTGAAGGTTCTGAATGAGAATTCTTCTAAACCGTTGGATTTCTTTAGTATCATCAGTAACCAAGGTGGACTTGTTGTTACTTGCCTTCTTAGGCCGAAGTATGTTCTTCAGAAGCCCCTTCCAGCAACTGATGAGTTGTCTCTAAATACTCTGAAGAAGTTCTATCCGAATGCTAAGGAGGAAGCCCTTCTTGCTTTTAATGATTTTATCTTCTATAATACGGATCTTGAAGGTTATGCAGAAAGGGTTCCTGAATTGATTAAGGAGTGGAACAGACAGTTAAACGATGGAGATGACTATATTGTCCTTCGGATGAAGGATGAAGACAACCCCTGTATTACTCATAAACTTTGTATCAATAAAAAAGATTTGTATTAAATTCTAGGAGTTAAATTAAAATGGCTACGAAAATTGTTCGATATGTTTCCCCTAAGGGTATTGCTATGTATCCGTGGGTTCTTACTGCTGATACTGCTTTTGTTAAAGAAGGTGTGTATCATATTCAGCTTGAGTGCTCTCAGGATGATCCTAAGACTACGGAGCTGGTGGAGAAGCTTACAGTAATCCTTGATAAGGAACATGAGACTCTCTCCAAGGAAAAGAATAAGAAGCTCAATAAGATTCCTTTCTTTGAAGAATCTGAAGATGGCAAGCATCTTGTCTTTAAGTTCAAACAGAACAAGATCATTAAGCGTAAGGATGGTACTACCTCTGAGGTTAAGATTCCCTTGTTTGATGCTAAGGGTAAGCCCATTACTGAATCCATCAAGTTGGGTAATGGTAGTGTGTGCCGTGTGTCCTTTACGGTAGCCCCTTATTTCAATGCTACCAATAAGGGTGTTGGCTTGAGTCTTCGCCTTGTTGCAGTTCAGGTTATTGAACTGGTAGAATACTCTGCGGGTAATGCTGAGTCTTATGGTTTCGATGAAGAAGAAGGCTACGAAGCCAAGGATGCAGATGAGGATCCTCCCTTTGAGGAATCCTATGGTAGTTCTGAAGATGCTAACAATGGTGATTATTGATCATAATGGAGATTACTAATATGGAAGGCAACAATATTGAGTTTGAAGGTTTTTCCGAGGAAGAAAAATTTAATTATCTCTATAATGTGGTCAAGAGTATTAAGCCTGAATGTTTTGTAGGTGGTGTTAAGGATGTCGCTAAGCTGAAGTCTCTTGGGGACTTTTGGGTTAACCTTAAGGATGCTGAAGAGTACTATTGGGATTCATACGACTATGAGGATTTTGTCATGGGGGTATGGACTACTGATCCCAATAAGCTCTATCATAGTGATAACGCCTGTGAGCGTCGTGTAGCCTACCTTAGTGGACTCAACTGTGGTTCTGCTAACTGTGCTGATGACTGGGATTTTAGTGAGTATTGTGAGGAGAGACCTGAATGGTTTACTCAGGATGCCATTGACGATGGTCACATTTGGGTTAAACCTCTCATTGCACATGGGAAATACTAAATGACTACTCGCAGTGCCGCTTATAGTAAATTTAAGAGACACTGCAAGAGCACATATCGTAGTGGTCTCGAAGAAAAGATCAATAATCAACTTCGAGACCACAACATTGATGGACTTTATGAGCTTCATTATTTGAAGTATACTGTGCCTGCTTCTGAGCATAAGTACACCCCTGATTTTATTTTACCTAATGGGATCATTATTGAGTCTAAGGGTGTATGGGATTCAGAAGACAGGAAGAAACATTTACTTATTAAGTCTCAACATCCTGATCTTGATATTAGGTTTGTGTTCTCTCGCAGTAAGTCACCTATTTATAAAGGCTCTAAGACTACCTATGCTTCTTTTTGTGAAGCCAATGGGATCAAATATGCAGACAAATTGATTCCTGAAGAGTGGTTTAAGGAACCTAAGAAGAGAATCCCTAAGGGGGTTCTTATGAGTCATTGAGAAATAATAAGTAAGTGTTATATATGGAAAAACCTACAATTAAATCTAATAAGCTCTTTGTATCTCTTAAGAAGAGACCTAAGACTAAATACTTGGTAGTTCATTGTAGTGCTACAGTTAATAGCCCTGATTTTGACTGGAAGACTATCGACAGAATGCACAGACAGAAAGGATGGATCTGCATTGGGTATCATTTTGTGATCCGCACCGATGGAACTATTGAAGAAGGTAGACCGTTAGATACCATTGGCGCCCACGTAAAGGGGCACAATGAGGAGTCTGTAGGCATCTGCCTTATTGGGGGGACTAACCTTAAGGGTGTTCCGATGGATAACTTTACGAAGGCTCAGAAGGATAGCCTTTTGAAACTTCTTGTGTGGCTTCAGAAGGATGTCTATGCCGCTGAGGAACCCACTGTGTTAGGCCATAGGGACTTTGGGGTTAATAAGGCTTGTCCTTGTTTTGATGTCATCCCTTGGTACGCTCAGAACACCCATTAGGTTACACATTTCGGAGAAGAGAAACGTATGTTAAACCCTAAGGCGATAATGTTGGGCCTTAGTTCTTTAATTGTCTTGGGAGCCTATTTGTGGGGTCATAGTAGTGGCTATGATAAGGCAGTTAAAGAATACCAAGAGACTGTCATCGTCAATCTTAAGAAGCAGGCTGAAGAAAATGCTAGTAAAAAAGATGCAACAATTAACTTATTGCTCACTGAAGGGAATAGCCTCAGGGCTGATCTTGACAAGTCTCTTGGTAGGTTGTGGCAGTTGTCCCAAGACAACAAACGACTTAAAGCAAACAATCCCACAGACGCTTCAAGAGTCTCACTCGAAAGATGTAGAGAGTTTAACCTTGAAGGTGCAGAATTACTTAAACAGGCTCTTGAAGGATATCGAAGAGAATCCTTAAGGGTTGATTCTTTGAATACTCTCATTAAGGAGGAGAAGAAGTAGTTCAGTAGCTTAGCATACCACTGTATCTTAATTGGACAAAGAAACAATCTTCTAAATTGTATTATGTGAGTTCGAGTCTCACCAGTGGTACCATTTATTTTATTTAACATTGGTGTTATTTATATGTCTAATACTCAAGTACCTGTAAAGGATAAAGACTTAATTGATCCCTATGATGAAGACTTAATGGACTCCTATGAGGATGACAAGGAAGATGTCACTAAGTCTCTGTGGGAAACAGAATATGAAGAGTATCTTGAAAGTTTGAATGATAAAGGAGAAAAAACTAATGACCGTATTGGCTGATTATCAGATTTCAAAAGCAGGTATTATTACACCCCATGTAACTAAGAGTCATATCTTTGGTATGTCTTTTGGAGAATCAAGTTTTGGTTATGATCTCAGAATGGATAATACTGTTAAGATCCTGTCGGAGAAGAACCAGCGTGATGTCCCCACGATTAACACCACAATGGAAGACTTGAATTCTCTTTATAGTACTTTTACGATTCCTGAGGATGGAGTATTCCTGTTGAAGCCTTTGAGACGGTGCTTGATTAGTACCTTGGAACTCATTAAGATGCCCACTAATGTTGTTGGCATTACGAAACCCAAGAGTACTCTCTCTAGACTTGGTCTTGATGTAGCCTCTGTGGTGATTGAGCCTAACTGGACTGGTAATATTACACTTGAGTTGTTCAATAAGACTACTCGTAATATTGCTCTTTATCCCGGAATGCCTATTTGTCAGATTCTTTTCTTTACTGGAGAAGAGCCTAGTGCTGTCTATACTGGGAAGTATCAGGGAGACACGGGGATTTCTGTCGGTAAAGTGGAGCACTAATAATGAATGAATACTTATTGAATCACACTAAGAACTCCAGCAGTACCCGTGTTGGTAACTGTATGGCAACTGTAATTGCCTCCACTAATAACCCCAATAATAACATTACGATTACTACCTTGGAGCTTATTTACCCTAGGTTTATCCACAGTGAGTTTATGACTCACCGAATGTTTAGCCGTAATGCTAGTTCTTCACGAGCTATTCCCATTAAGAGACTCATTGAAGAAGCTACCGTAATGCCTACACATTGGATGCAGAATAGTAAAGGCATGGTGAACAATGCTGAAATCACTGATCCTACTAAGGTTGGGCAGTATGAGAATGCTTGGAAGTTAGCCCGTAAGGAGGCTATTAGTAATGCTAAGAGGCTTGAATCTTTGGGTCTCCATAAGCAGATCGTAAATCGTCTCTTGGAGCCTTTTAGTTTCATTAGGGTAGTTGTTACGGCTACTGAATGGGATAACTTCTTTAAGCTCCGATTGGCTGATGACGCTGAGCCTCACATGAGAGACCTTGCGACGGCAATGAAGAAGGCTATGAGTAAGGTTTATCCTGTTATGGGGTTCATTCATGCTCCTTATTGTGAGGAATGGGAGAAGATCATCCATCTGAGTGCCGCTAGGTGTGCTAGAGTGAGTTATAATAAGCATGATGGTACACCGCCATCTACTGATGATGACTTTAAGCTTGCAGAGAGTCTTATTGAGGGTGGACATATGACGCCCTTTGAGCACTTCTGTTATGCTTCCCCAAGTAAAAAATTTTATGCTAATCTTAAGGGTTGGTATTCTGCACGTTTCAAATTTAAACATGGAATCAAAAATGGGTCTCGATCTCTTTATTTACTCGACTAAACACCGTGATAGCAACCCCGATTATATTGAGGATAATGTGGTAGACACGAAGGGTAATCATAAGAGTTATCCTTTCTTGCGTTGGGTTCCTGAGTGGGGGTGCTACACTAATGATGGTGCTACGGATGCCCTTTATGAAGAGGCTTATTGGCGGAAGAATTGGTTCATTTGTGACTTCTTTGGTGCTAGGTACCATGAGGCAGTACTTGAAGACAAAGGGGATGAGTATAATGCTGAAGAAGTCGACTTTAACTGCTCTTACTTGAAGCTTACTCCCGAGATGGTTAAAGACTGCATGGATACTATCAAAGACTATGATCTAGACTGCTGGATTGACGAAAGCAACGGATACAGTAAATGGGACTGTATTAAGATGCTCTCTGATGTCTACCTTAAGATGCTCTATTGGGAGGAGCCTCTTGACTTTTATGTATCACCTTGGTGGTAAAATCTTTTGATTTTTAGGTAGTTATGGATAGCTCTAGATTCCTCTTTCATTGTCCTTGTCCTAATTGTGGTTCCTCAGATGCCTGTGGAATCTATGATGATGGACATGGGTTTTGTTTTTCTTGTAATAAATACTTTAAGCCCTCAGGGGAAGTCTCAGATACTAGGAGTACTAAAAAGATGAGTAAAGAATGCATCCCTATGGAAGAACTTGAAGGGGAATTTAGGGCTATCAAGACACGTGGACTCAATGAGGATACTTGTCGTAAATACAAATATTACATCGGTAAATACAAAGGTAAGGCGGTACAGGTAGCCTGCTATTGTGACGATACAGGAAGTGTAGTAGGGCAGAAGTTTAGATTCGCAGACAAGACTTTTACTATCTTTGGTAAAGTCTCAGGTAAACTCTTTGGTTCTCAGCTGTGGGGATCAGGGGGCAAGATGATTGTAGTCACTGAGGGTGAGATTGATTGTCTTACTGTTAGTCAACTTCAGAACAATCAATGGCCTGTCGTTAGTATCCCTAATGGTGCTCAGGCGGCTAAGAAAGCCTTTGAGGATAATCTAGAATACCTCTCCAGCTTCGATAAAGTTATCATCATGTTTGACATGGATGATGCTGGAAGAAAGGGAGCTGAAGAGGCCGCTAAGGTATTACCTGTGGGGAAGGCTTATATTGCCACACTGCCCTTTAAGGATCCAAATGAGTGTCTTAAAGAGGGTAAATCTTCAGAAGTTATTAAGGCTATTTGGAATGCTAAAATATATCGCCCTGATGGTATTGTTTGTGGTAGCGATTTATTTAATGATTGTGTGCTTCATATTTCTGAGTTCTCCAATAGAGAAGAATACCCGTGGGAAGCCTTAAATGCAAAAACAAGGGGTGTCGGCTACGGGGAACTCATTACGCTCACTAGTGGTAGCGGTATGGGTAAAAGTACACTGCTCAGGGAACTAGAGTATTACTTTGGGGTTACCAAGGGAGAGATCTGTGGCGTAGTTGCCCTTGAGGAGAGCACTAGAAAGACAGGGCTTGAACTCATGTCCATTGATCTTAATAAGAGACTCATCTTGGGTTCTGAGGGGTTATCTCAAGAAGAACTTAAAGGGGCATTTGATCACACTGTTGGTAATGGTAATTTCTTTCTGTATGATCACTTTGGTTCTCTTGATTCAGGTAACCTTCTTAGTAAACTTAGGTACATGATTAAGGCTCTTGGGTGTCGTAATATTTTCTTGGATCATATCTCTATTGTGGTCTCAGGAATGGATACCGACGGGGATGGCGGTGAGAGAAAAGCTATTGATAAACTTATGACTAACTTGAGGTCTCTTGTAGAGGAAACTCAGTGTCGTATGTTTGTAATCTCTCATCTTAAGAGACCTGAGAAGAAGGGACATGAAGAAGGCGCTCAGGTTTCTTTAAGTCAACTTAGAGGCTCAGGAGCTATTGCACAGTTGAGTGATATGGTAATAGGCTTAGAGAGAAACCAACAAGGGGATACCCCTAATATTTTAACCTTGAGAATCCTCAAGAATCGTTTTAGTGGCGAAACTGGTGTTAGTGGTTATCTTGAGTATGTCCCTGAGACGGGAAGACTAAGAGACTTTACTAGTGAAGATTCCATTAGTGAAGATTTCTCTAAAGAAGAAACTAAGGACTTCTAATTATGGTTAAGGATTTATATGAGAGAATTTCTCAGAAAAAGTATCTTGTATTTGATATTGAAACCGATGGCCTTCTTGACTCTGTTTCTAGGCTTCATTGCGGTTGGGTTTATTGCGCTGATACAGATACCTATATACCTTTTAGGGATTCTTCTAAGTTATTTGATTATTTGGATGAAGCTCTTGGAAAAGGATATATCATAGTAGGACATAATATAGTCAAGTTTGACTTACCTTGCTTGAAGCTCCTCAATAAGAAACGTTTCAAAGTAGACCCTAAAGAGCAAGTTATTGATACCTTAGTGATGGCTCGATTGATCTATCCTGAGATGCTTGAAAGAGACTCTAAGCGTAAGGACTTCCCTAAGAAACTCATGGGGAGCCATTCTCTGAAGGCTTGGGGTTATCGCTTAGGGGAACTTAAGGGTACCTATGGAGAACAAGAAGAGGCATGGAAGGAATTTAATGAGGATATGCTTGTCTACTGCAAGCAGGACGTTAAAGTTACCTCTATGCTTTTCGACAAGTTAATCTCTAAGAAGTTCCCCCTGATGGCTATTGAGTTAGAGCATAATATTGCTTGGTTAATGGCTAAACAGGAGCGCAATGGTTTCTGTTTTGATAAAGACAAAGCAGTAGAACTCTATGCTAAACTCTCAGAAAGACGTCAGGTTCTTATGGAAGCTCTTGTAAAGTCTTTTGGTTCTTGGAAGAGACTCATGGGCTATAAGACTTACAAGAGAGACAACGCTAAGAGGGGTATCATTGCAGGGAAGACTTACCCTATCTATAAAGAAGAAACCTTTAATCCTTCTTCAAGAGATCATATAGCTAAGGTCTTGAAGGAGCGTGGATGGGAGCCAACAGTGTTTACTGCTGGTGGGAAACCACAAGTTAATGAAGAGACTCTTAAGGATGCTCCTGATATTCCTGAGAAGGCTATGCTCTTGGAATACCTTTTGATCCAAAAGAGAATATCTCAGTTAGCTGAGGGGGATTATGCTTGGCTAAAGATGATGAAGGATGATAAAGATGGAATTACTAGGATCCATGGTAGCGTTAACCCTAATGGTGCTGTCACTGGTAGAGCTACTCATAGCTACCCTAATGTTGCACAAGTGCCTTCAGGGCATTCTCCGTATGGGATGGAGTGTAGAAGCCTATTCAAGGCTCCAACAGGTTGGTACGAGGTTGGTGTGGACGCTAGTGGTCTTGAGTTGCGCTGTTTTAGTCATTTCCTCTACCCCTATGACAATGGGGCTTACCTTCATGAAATCCTAAATGGTGACATCCATACTGCCAATCAGAAAGCCGCTGGATTGCCTACTAGAGATAACGCTAAGACGTTTATCTATGGATTCCTTTATGGAGCAGGGGACGAAAAGATTGGACAGATTGTAGGTAAAGATAAGGCTGAAGGAAAGAGACTCCGAGAGAAGTTCCTTAAGGCTGTACCTGCAATTAAAACCTTAAGAGAGGGCATTGAGAATTCCCTTATTGCCTCCTCTGTGTGGCTTGGAGGGATCAATAAGGTAACATGGAAGAAGCGCATCAGGAATGGGCTTGACTATAGTCATTGTATTATTGGCTTGGATGGTAGACCTGTCTATGTTCGCTCAGGGCATTCCGCATTGAATACCGTCTTGCAATCAGCAGGTGCACTTATTTGTAAACTGTGGATGGTCAGATGGGAAGAGAACATGAGGAAAGCCGGGTATAAACATGGATGGGATGGAGACTTCTGTTTAATGGCCTGGATTCATGATGAGGGTGCCTATGCTTGTCGTACTAAGGAAATTGCAGAAGACTGTATAAGAATCGCTCAGGAATCCATGAGACAAGTCCAAAAGGAATTTAATTTTAGAGCACAGTTGGATACTGAAGGCAAGATTGGACACAACTGGGGCGAATGTCATTAAGGAGTTAATATGAAAAACCTTACTTTATTTTGGGATCACTATCTGCCTACAGAAGATGATGACCCTACTTATCGACTTACGGCTAACCTTGATGGTGAGCTTATCTATCTTCCCGAGAGGTTTACTCCTGAAGAATGTTATACGGAGCTTCTTGAGAAACTTGGCTACAAGGTAGAAGAGGAGCATTGGTGGGAGGGTGAAGAAAACTATGAAGATTCTAATTGATGGGGATATTATTGCCTATGTGTGTTCTTCAGCGGTTCAAAAAGACATTGACTGGGGTGATGGCCTTTGGACGTGTCATGCTTTTCTCAATGATGCTGTGGATTATTTCAAGCAGTTATTGGGTGAGATCAAAAGTTCCTTGGATCTAAAATGGAATAGATCTGAGAAATTAGATTGGGACAATATTGTATTCTGTTTTAGCTCATCAGAGAATTACAGAAAGAAATTAAATCCTGAATATAAAGCTCAGAGAGTATCCCATAGAAAACCAACTTGTTACAAAGGATTAGTTGAGTATATCAAGGAGAATTACAACAGTGTTTCTTATGGTGACTTAGAGGGTGACGATATTATTTCAGCAATCTCAACTTGCTTTAAGAATAATACTGTAATTATCTCTGGGGATAAGGATTTTAAGACAGTCCCTTGTAGTTTATTCTATAATTTTATGCAGGATACTCTTGGGTATACTGATGAAAAGACTGCATATAAGAACCTATTAAAGCAGGTATTAACAGGAGACACAGCGGATAACTATAAAGGTTGTCCTAAGATTGGCCCTGTTACAGCTCAGAAACTAATTGATACTAATAGTATTGATATTAGTTTATTATGGAATAATATTGTAGTAGAGAAATTCAAGAAAGCAGGGTTAACTGAAGAAGACGCATTAGCTAATTTTAATATGGCTTATCTTCTTCATGCTACTGATGACTTGTCTCATAAGAAACTTCCTAAGCCTACCTTTGATGACTTCACAAAGATAAGTCACACATATAACAAGTTACCTTTCGGTGACACATTTCGGGGAGAACAAAAGTGATTACTAAAGATACTTTAGATGATCTTAAAGAAGAATTAGATATACGTAGACTTATTCTTGATAAACATTATGATACAGGAGTATATAAGTATTCTATAGATACCCTTAGGGGTATCCAATATGTTCTCTTAAGATTAGAAGATATCTATAAGAAACAATCAGAGAATAATGAGGACTCTCAGATTGAGTCTTGTATTCATAGGGGATAATTAAATGGGTGCTATTGGCAGAGTATTTAATAAAATCTTTGGGGCTACTTCTGTACCTAACGTAGATGTTAAGCAGGCGGCTCCTAAATTAGATGAACCACCGCAGGAAGTCAAGAGTCCTGAACTTGGGGGTCAGTCTCAGGAGAGTATTAAGAAACGTAGAGGCAAGTCCTCTCTTAAAATTGACTCAGGGATTACTAGAAGTAATGCTGGTCTTAATGTGGCTTAAGCAGGGGTATAGCTATGGGTGGAATTAAAAAAGCCTTTAAGAAGATTACCCACGGAGTTGGAAAGCTCCTTGGTGGTGGTTCTGATGGGGGAACTGTAGAAATCTCTGCTCCTGCTGTGAGTCCTACGGATATCACTGGGCAGTATTCAGGTTCTGAAGACATCTCTGATAAGGCTGTTACCAAAAAGAAAAGAGTAGGTAAGAGAAGCCTGTCGGTAAGCACTGGAGAAAACTCTAGTGGGGCTACTAGAGGACTTAATGTTGTTTAGAGGAGCTAAATACTGTATGACGGATAAAGAAGAACGAGACCCCTTTGTTGGGGATGATCCTCAGAAACCACAGGGGCCTAAGAAAAATGGGTAACTTGAAACACCTTCTTTCTAGTACTACCAATAAGGCTCCAACTACGACTACTGGTGTAGCTAAGACCTATGTTGGTGATGATCCTCGAAAGACTCAACCAAATAGGGCTCCCACTGCTTCAGCTGGGACTAACGTGGGGTCTTCTACTCAGATGAAGAAAAAGAAAACTACTGGTTCTACTGGTAGTGGTGTGAATATTGTGTAACCTTAAGGTTCACATTTTGTAAATAGGTAAACCATTATGTTTGCTTTTGTACCCTATGATGTCTCTAAGGCTGGGGATTACCTTAAGAAGAGCCTAGAGTATATTGATAAGAGTAATTGCTATAAGGGAATTAAACTCTATGCTGATCTTGATCGTTTTTCTATTAAGAAAGTATTTGAGGAAGCAATAAGAAATAATGTAGAAATTCATCAGGATCACACTAAAGTAATTCAGGGTAAGATCTATATGGTTCTTTGGTGTGATGAAGAAACGGGTACTGAGAGGGGTCTCTCATTGTTCTATTGTGAGGGATCTGTGGGGTGGTTTAGTAAAGGCACTTCTAAGTCACTGATAGAACAATTACAGATTCGCTTTGATAGTACCCGATACTCTGCTGGGGTCTCTAGGCACACAGCAGAATACCTTAGGGATTTGGTTGACAAGGGTGTAGCCGATAGGGCTATTGGAGGGGGGTCTTCCAATGATGCCATGCTTGTCAAGAATGCCTTTGAGAAGACAGGGTACAAAACAACATATGAGTTTATGTATGAAAAATAATATTTCTTATGAGAAAAGGATGATTAGTGGCAACTAATAGTGATAATGTACTTGCAGAGATGCAAGAGTTAGGTGCTAAGACAACCTATAATCGTCTTACTCAGGAGCGTGATGATTACACTCAGAGAGCTGAGAAGTGTGCTACCTATACGATTCCCAAGGCATTCCCTAAGGAATCTGATAATAGTTCTACGACTTATGACACTCCTTATAACTCTGTTGGTGCTCGTGGTGTAAACAATCTAGCTTCTAAACTTTTGCTTGCCTTGTTGCCACCCTCTCAGCCATTCTTTAGGTTGGGTCTTGATACTGAGAACCAGCAAAAGATGGATCAGGCAGACCCCGATACTAAGGAACAGATCGACTATGGCTTGTCTATGATGGAACAAGCTATGATGAGATACATTGAGAGTATTTCTTTTAGACCTACTCTCTTTGATGCCCTTAAGCAACTCATCATCTCAGGCAATGCCTTGTTGTTTCTTCCTCCTAAAGAAGGTGGTGTAAAGTGCTACCACTTGAGAGACTATGTAGTAGAGAGAGATGGCACTGGGAATATCCTTCAGATTGTCACTAAGGATACTGTCTCTAAGGGTTCTCTTCCTGAGAACCTTTTGGAATACATGGAAAATGCTGATGATGCAGAGATCAATGAGAAAGTTGATATTTATACTCATGTGTTCCGAGTTAATCAAGGTGAGTCCTATCAGTGGCAATCTTATCAGGAAATCAATGAGCAGGTAGTTGAGGGGAGTGAACAGACATTCCCCATGAATAAACTTCCGTGGATCCCTATTAGATTCTTTAAGCGTGATGGGGAATCCTATGGGCGTAGCTTTATTGATGACTATTTGGGTGACTTGATTTCCCTTGAGAATCTATCTAAGGCTATTGTCGATATCTCCATGCTGAGTGCCAAGGTTATCTTCTTGGTTAGTCCTTCTTGTCAGACTAATATTAGAGAACTTGCCAAGTGTGAAAATGGGGCATTCGTAAAGGGTAAGCCTGAAGATATCATGCCTGTGCAGATTCAGAAGACAAGTGACTTGCAGGTATGTCAGGCTACTGCTTCTGATATTGAAGCTAGACTGTCTTACTGCTTCTTGTTGAACTCTGCGGTACAGCGGCAAGGCGAACGTGTGACGGCTGAAGAAATCCGATATGTTGCTGGAGAACTTGAAGATACCCTTGGTGGTGTCTATAGCTTGCTCTCTCAGGAACTTCAGATTCCTTTGGTAAACTGTATCTTTAATCAGATGCAGTCTATGGGTATGCTCCCCACTGATGCCAATATTGGTGAGAACATTGAGCCTACTATTATTACTGGTCTTGATGCTCTTGGTCGTGGTGCAGACTTACAGAAACTTGTAGAAGTTACTCAGCTGATTGTTCAGTTCCCTGAGGGGCAACAAGTATTGAACTATTCGGGTCTCTTTACGAGAATCTTTGCGGCGGCAGGGATTGACGCTAATGGGATCATTAAGACGCCTGAAGAAGCTCAGGCAGATATCAATCAGGCTCAGATGGATTCTCAGGCCATTGAGGGAGCCAATGAGGTAGCTGTAAATCAAGCTACTCAGCAATAACTAGGCTTGTGAATAGCAAGCTGTTGGAGATATATTTTGGCAGATATTGAAACTACTGAAAATCCTGAAGTAAACTCTAATGAAGAGTTTTATGGTAAGGATGCAGTTACGGGCAGTGAAGCGGATGCTACTAAGGATGTAGTTATTGAAGAAACTAACTCCGGGGAAATCCTTCAGATGGGCACAGCTAGTTCTACTAGCACTGAAGGAGCCACTGATGACCTTGATGGCACTGCTAGCGAAGAAGCCCCTAAAGAAGAAACACCTGAAGAACCTCAGGATGGTACAGAAGATACCAAGGATGGTGAAGAAGCCTCCGTAGATACTCAGAGAGAATCTAATGATAAGGCTATTGAAGCACTTGGTAAAGACCTGATCTCTAAGGGTGTTGATTTCCTTGGTGCCATTGAAGAATACCAAAACAAGGGTGAACTTTCTCAGAAGACTTATGAGGCTCTTGAGAAGGCAGGGTATCCCAAGGAAGTCATTCAGGGCTTTGTAGAAACCCGAAAGGCTATTGACAATAAGTATGCTCAGGATGTCATGAATCACGTAGGTGGTGAGAAGGACTTCCGAGAGTTGCAGACTTGGATGAAGGGGAACCTCTCTAAGGCTGAACTTGATGCCTACAATGAGGCAGTCAATAGTGACAATTTGAATGCTGTTAAGCTGATTCTTGATGGTATTCAGGCTAAGAGAGTTGCTAAACAGGGAACTCGAAAGGCTACCTTTCTTGGTAATGTAGCCTCTAAGAGTGCCCCCAAGGGATTCTCTGGGCGTGATGAAATGATCAAAGCTATGAGCGATCCTCGTTATGGCATTGATCGTGCATACACTATTAGTGTGGAACGCAAGATGTCCCTCTCTAATGGTCTTTTTTAATTAAATAACTAAAGTAAATCTAAAAAGGAAAAATAAAACTAATATGGCGGCTCTTACTGCTACTTCTATTTCCGATCCTGGTCAGAAACTTGGTACAGGTGATCGACGTGCGTTGTTCTTGAAGGTGTTTGCTGGTGAAGTCCTTACGGCTTTCACTCGGACATCCACCATGATGAACAAGCACATTGTTCGTACTATTTCGAGTGGTAACTAAATCTTTTGCTTCTCGTTAAAAACTTTCTTAATTGCTGGAAAGCTGTAGAATGCCAATCAGCAACTAAGCCTGATCGAAAGACAGGAAAGCTCAACGACTAGGTGAAAACCGTAGGCTACAAGCGTAGTCGAAATGGAAAGAATTATTATATGAGTGAATCTACTGAAGAGGGATTTAGGGTTTGTAGAGTCTGTGGTAAAACTAAACCACTAGAGGACTACTACTTTCGTAAGGAAAACAGTAGCTATCGTACTGAGTGTAAACAATGTACGAAAGAAAAGGTTAGATTAAGGAGTACCGGTTGGTCTCCTGAAGAATACGAGAGACAATGGTGTATTCAAGAAGGTAAATGTGCTATTTGTGGGTGCACATTGAACTCTTCAAGATACACTAAGGCTTCTGCTGATCATGATCATAAAACAGGTAAACTCAGAGGTATTCTCTGCTGTAACTGTAATACAGCTATAGGTCTTATGAAAGAAAACCCTTATAGACTTGAGTGTGCAATTCGGTATCTCGAAGAGCACAATAATAATTAAGATATAGTCTGAACACATAGGAAACTATGTGCTCTATAGTGTGGGAAACTATAGGGAGCTAGAGAGTAGCGTCTCTAGTGAAACGTGATGCTTGAAAAGTGCATCGTTCCCTGTGATGGGTCGTGCAATTGCTAAGTACCTTGAACCCGGTAACTCTCTTGATGATCAGCGTAAAGCTATTCAGCACAACGAACGAGTTATTTCTATTGATGGTCTCTTGACTTCTGATGTCCTTATTACGGATATTGAAGATGCAATGAACCATTATGACGTTCGTGCGGAATACTCCAAGCAGTTGGGTGAAGCACTTGCTCAGGGTGCTGACTGTGCTATTATCAATGAACTTGCCAATGAGGCGGCTATTGATGCCACGAGTAAGGATGGTAACATTCCTGACGTGACTGGTGGCGCCAAGGGCACTGGTAAGGCATTTGAGTTTGTGACTGGTGCTGCTATTGATCAGACTGCGACTTATGGCAACAAGATTCTTGAGGGTCTTGTGGCGGCTCGTGCACAGTTCACCAAGAACTATGTTCCTCAGGGTGACCGTTACTGCCTGCTCACCCCTGATGGTTACTCTGCTCTGATCCGTGCTTTGTTCCCCGACTCTGCCAACTATCAGGCATTCTGGGGTGGTGATGGTTCTAAGATTCAGAACATTTGTGGTTTCCAGATTATTGAAACCCCGAACCTCATCAATACGGGTGTTGATGGTAAGCACACGCTGAATACGAAGGTTGCTACTGCTGGTCTTCAGGGTATTGTCTTCCATCGTTCTGCTGTGGGTACTGTTAAGCTGAAGGATTTGGCTCTTGAACGTGCTCGCCGAGCTGAATATCAGGCTGATCAGATCATTGCCAAATTTGCGATGGGCCACGGCGGTCTCCGTCCTGAAGCTGTGGGTCTCTTTGTTAAGACTGCACAGTCTGCGGGTTAATTGATCCTAAAGGAAGCATCTATGAGTATTGTTACCATTTATGCTTCCTCTGTTTTGGAATCTATGAAGAAGCCTCAGGAGGAACCTAAAGAAACTCCTCCTGAGACTCCTAAAGTAGATAAACCTAAGAGAGGAAGAAAGAAGAATGACGTACATACTGACACCTCAAAGTGAACTTGAGGCAGTTAATGAAATTTTATCCTCTATTGGGTCTAGCCCTGTAGATACCCTTGATGAAAGTCTTGATGTAGATGTTATCAATGCTAAGAGACTACTTGAGGCTACTAGCAGAGAGATTCAATCTAGGGGTTGGTATTTTAATACCGAAGATTCTGTAACTTTACAGCCTGACACCGATTCCAATAGGGTGCCTTGTCCTGAGAACTATTTAGTGTTCTATAGTGATGGGTATCAATTGGTTCGGCAGTCAGGCTATTTTTTCGACATTGCAAGTAGAACATCTGAGTTCCCTAATGGTCTTACTGTGACTCTTATTAGATACTTGCAGTTCAATGAATTACCTGAAGTATTCCGCAAGTATATCACTGTTAGAACTGCTAGGCTTTTTCAGATGAGATTCTTAGGTGCTCAGGAAATTGATGCTTCTTTACAGTTTGCTGAAAGTGAAGCCTATAGTGCCATTGTAGATTTTGAACTCAAGACAGGTAATTATAATATCTACAATGATGATACTTTCAATAGTGGCAATATTGGTAGAAGCTAAGGAGGATACATGAGTTTAATCTCTCAAGACATTCTGTCCTTTAAGGGTGGTGTGTCTCAGCAACCTCCTATTATTCGCTATCCTGATCAGCTTGAAGAACAAATTAACGGGTTCTCTAGTGAAGTCTATGGGCTTCAGAAGAGACCCCCTAGTGTTCGTGTAGGTAAGCTTAATACTACCCTTGGAGATAAACCCACTAAGTGGCACGTGATTAACCGTGATGTCAATGAAAGATACTTTGTGAAAATCGTTGATGGAGACCTCGAAGTATTTGACTTTAATGGTAATAAACTCACAGTTAATTTCCCTAATGGTAAAGCCTACCTGTCTAATGTTAGTAATCCCGAGACTGACTTTAAGTTAGTCACTGTAGCTGATTATACCTTCATTGTAAACACTAAAGTGAAGGTAGAGATGGAAAACTACCTGTCTAATGGTGGTTGGGAAAACTGTACTCTCTATTGGGTAAAGACTTCTAACTATGGTAGAGTTTTCAGTATTCGTGTAGACAACAAAGAAGTTGCCAACATGATTACAGCTGACGGTGGTGAAGCTAAGCAGGCTCTTTGGGCTACTACAGATATTGTTGCAAGAGCCTTGTGGAAATCCATGAATGGTGATTGGGATGATCCTAATGGTGGTTATCCTAAAAATGACTATAGTTATGATTCGTGGGTAGCCGAATCGGGTACTGCTGAATGGGGGTATACTCATTGGACTACTGGGTCTCCCTTACCAAGTAGCTCATGGAATAGAGGACTCTTAGGCTCCTCTGTGCTTTACCTTCAGAGAAGAGACAGGGCTACATTTCAGTCAGATGTAAGAGATGGCTATGGTGGGCAGTCCATGTTGCTCATCCGTAATGAAGTAGATAATGTAAATAAGCTACCTGTGACTGCCCCTGAGGGGTACATTATTAAAGTCAAGGGTAGAACCTCTAGTTCCACTGATGATGACTATTATGTCAAGTGGGTATCTGCTAAGTCCGTATGGCAGGAATGTGTAGCCCCTAATCATAAGTATAAACTTAAGAACTCTACAATGCCTTGGGGTCTCGTTAGGGAAGCCAATGGGACATTTACCTTTAAGCAACTCAGCTGGGATGAACGAGAAGCAGGAGACGATGACTCTAATCCTGAGCCTTCCTTTGTGGGACACACTATCAATGATATTTTCTTCTTCAGAAATAGGCTTGGGTTTATCTCTGGGGAAAACATTATCTTAAGTGAAGCCTCTAGTTTCTTTAACTTCTGGTTTAAGTCTAGTGCTGTAATTGCTGATACAGATACTATTGACGTAGCTGTAAGTGATAATAAGGTAGTTAACCTTACTCATGCTATTCCCTTTAGTAGAGAACTTATTTTGTTCTCTAGAGAAGGTCAGTTTGTTTTGTCTTCTGATGGCACTATGACACCTAAGAGTGTCAAGTGTGATAAGATTACGGGGTTTGTCTATAAGCCTACTGTGGCTCCCATTAACATTGGAGCTAGCATTTACTTCTTTAATACAAGAGTAGACTATGGGTCTCTTATGAGATTCTATACAGTACAGGATGTATCAGACCTTAAGGATGCTGAAGACTGCTCTGCTCATATTCCTAGTTATATCCCTAATGACATCCAAAGATTATCAGGGAATACTACCTTCGATATTGTAACTCTAGTAAATAAATCTAATATTGTTTATCTCTATAAGTATATCATTCAGAGTGGACAGGAGTTACAGCAATCGTGGTCTAAATGGGACTTTGGGGACAGAGTAGAAGTTCATATTGCTGAAGTAATTGATGATACTATTTGGTTGATCTTTAGGAATAAGGTAGGGGGTAACTTCTATATTGAGAAGTTGTCTTTGAGGAATAACCTTAAGGACTTCTCTAATGAACCCTATAGAGTCTTCTTGGATCATAAGATTTCTGTTAAGTTACCTGAAGGGAGTACCTATTACGATGATTACTCTAATACTACTACATACAGTCTTTCAGATCTTTATTCTGATTCTACTGGGGCTAGTGAGTTTTCTGATGGTTACTTATTGGTAGACCTTAAGGGGTTCATTCAGGACTTCAATGGGACTAAGATAACTCTCTCGGGTGATTGGAGAGGTAGGGATGTTATTGTAGGAAAGAAGATTCCTGTAGAGTATCAATTAAGCACCCTTAAGATTAAACAAGGTAACAATGGAGTAGTAACTAGTGAAAATGCTGGGCGTCTTCAGCTCAGATACTTTTGGGTTAATTTTGCGGATAGTGGTGTGTTTACTGTAAAGGTAAAAGACACAGGGAGAAACCAAGAGTATAGCTATAAGGCTACCTCTAAGTATTTCTCTAAGAGTGACAACATCATGGGTAAGGTTACACTGCACTCAGGTAAATTTAAGATCCCTGTGCAAAGGAACACTGATGATGTATCTATCAGTATTGTTGATGATAGTCCTTTGCCTCTTACGATTATCTCAGGTGGATGGGAGGGTCTTTATGTCAGACGTACTCAACAGGTTTGATAATGTCCTAAATTCTGTCACTAAGGAAACTGAGAGAATCTGTGGGGAAGTCTATGGGTGCCTTAAGGAGCACCCTAGACAGTTTGATCCACCTATTTATGATTATGTTCATGGGGGGATTTATACTAGAACCATGTTCCTACCAAAGGGTGCCATGATTATGGGAGCACTCATTAAGGTTCCTACTACATTAGTTATTAGTGGTTCTTGTTTTGTATCTGATGGTATTAAAATTCAGGGTATCAATGGGTATTGCACTATCTTTGGTGAACCCAATAGACGTAGTATTTTTTATGCTTATGAAGATACCTATGTAACAATGCTCTGTAAAGTAACAGCTACTAATACTAAAGATGCTGAGAAAGAGTTTACAGATGAGTGGGAACTATTGACTACCAATAAGGAGAATAAATGAGTGGTGTAATTGCTGGTGCAGTTATTGGTGGGATTGCAGGGTTCTCTAGTGGTGGTCTTAATGTCCGTAAGGCTAACAAGAAAGTAATTAAAGCTTTCAACAAAAGCCTAGCTGTAATGAACAGAAATTACTCTTATGCACAGAATGAACTTGATAAGCAAGCTGTGTATGAGCGTGATGGTGCTATCTCAGAGATGTACCAACTGTCTCTTAATGGACTCCGTAATAATTCTCTTGTAGAAGCCTCTCTTGGTGAGTCGGGTCTTGAAGGACGTTCACAGAGGGCTGTTGCTAGAGATGTCAGAGGACAGTCTGAGAGACAGAAGGATAACATTCAGAGTAGCTATGAGAATGCTATTTATTCCATTAAGTCTAAGAAAGACTCCCTCCATGTGGAATACTCTCAGGATGTCCAGAATCTTCATGCCCAATATCAGGCACAGATCACTAAGGGCTGGAATGCCTTCTGGAAGATTGCTGATTCCACTGCCCAAGGTGTTGCTATGGGCTACTTTGCTGGTGGTGTTGGAGGTTCCTTCATGAGCGGCGCCTTGGGAGGAGCTTCAGGAACT